GGGTTTATGCATCATAAGTCTTCGTCTATTCATGCCGTCACCGCCCAACCCTGTGCAGTCATAGCACCTTCGAGGATGCTCACCTCATAGTGCATATTCGCTTCAACAGTGAATCCGTCCGGCTGAAGAATCGTTGCAGGAAGTGTCAGCACCGTTGCCGTCGAACCGCTGTCAAAGACGAAGTGATACTCGTTGACGATGGTGTTGTCTGTCGGCGCTGCAAGCGTGGGAGTCAGCGTTGCCATTTCGGGGAACACATACAGCTTGTTCGGGTCGAGCGTGGGCGTGGTGTCGGATGCGGTCATGGCTACGCGAAGCACTTTGTCAGCTTTACCGCTGATGTCTTGGTGCTGCTTCAGAAAGCCTTGCTGATTGACCCACGTTTCGGTTGCGTATCCTGCAAGACTCTGATGCTGTTGCAGAGCCGTATCAGCTTTGCCGAGACTCGTCTGCACATCGGACGCGAGGTCAGTTTTCGGGATGCCGCCAGACGGTTTGGTGTATTTACGGTCGATTGCCGCGTTCATCTCGTTGAACGTCGGAATGTTTACAAGGTCTTCTTGAATATCCGCGATGTCATACTGTGCGGTGTGCAGGTCGTCTTTTACGTCGTTCAGTTCGGCAGTAATGACCTTGTTCTGAACCGGGTTCGTGCTTGCGGTAGAGAGCGCGGAGTCAACCGTAACGCTCGATCCGCCGCCCTCGCCGTCTTTGCCGTTCAGAATGTTGATGCTCTGACCGCTCGGATGATCCGCGTCGGTGACGGTCATTCTGTTTCCGGTACGGTCTCCGACAGTGATTTCCGCGAAGGTCACAACCGGAGAGACGCCGTTTGCACCGGGAATGCCCTGTTCGCCCTGCGGACCGGGATCACCGTCCGCGCCCTTCTGCCCTTCCATGACGAGCACCTTGGCCTGTGCCAGAGAAGTTGTTACCTGATCTGCCATTGTCTCGCCTCCTTACATTTTGTCGTGGAAAAACTCGACATTCAGAAATGCCGTTTCACAGCGGACGCCCAGAGAACACGAAATCGTCGGAGCGATGAAATACTGCTTTCCGTCGTTCGGAACAAGGAAGAAGCCGCCGACATTCAGATTCACGCGCTGTCTGCTGCCCGCAAGAATTGTCTGCTGTTCATATGCGGCGTGAACAGTGCTGTACGTTCCGCTATCCGCTGTTGCCAGATAGACACTATTTTCGTCCGTCACGACAGGCTCAAATGCCACGCTGTCTGCCACGCGGAACATCCTAACGCGGAACAGTGCTTCTGCGTTGCTTGACGGGTTGTTAGACAAGCCATTAAACCCTGCACTGAATTTAACAATCAGTCCGGCGTTCTCAAACTTGTGGCGCGGCAACGGAGCGAAGATAATCGGATTGTCCACATCGTAGTCAATCTTGTCACGGTCATAGTCACACGCAGAAAACTGCGTAGTGTTTCTGGACGAACAAGGGAGAAAACTTTCGCTGTAGATATAGGAAAGGTTCGGAGCATCACCCGTCGAAACGTAATTCCGCAGATTGAATTCCATCGGCTCATAGCCACGCTGTCCGTTCTTGTATGCCAACAGCGCTTGCGCCATATCAATTCCGCAATTCATTCCGTTCCCCTCCTTTCATACGCTACGCACAGCCCGACCTTTCGCAGCTCGGGGTACGGCAGCGAGCAGTCGCGGAATCGGTTGATCTTCTCGACCGAGCCGCCGATCCGCGCCGCCAAACACACACTGCCGCCGCCGTCGAAGTTCACGGCGTTGGCAACGTTGTGCGCAACGAAGATTGCTTTGACTTCATCGAGCGTCAAGCCGCGCTCATATGTTCCGCGGCCTTCGGCAGAGAGGATGTAATAATAATCACCATCCCAACCAAAGCAAGTGCGCGGGCTGCCCCGATCATCGTCATTGACAAACTCAGCCGTCCGTGCAACACCGTTCAGGACGAAATCATTCCCGCAGCCGAAGACAACATCGTACTTTTCAGGAACAGCGGCAAAGAGATCCTCGCTGTCATAGGTGCCCGCAGGGTAGAACGCGCAGTCTCCTGTCTCTGAATCGAATGCAAAGAAATCCCGGCTGTTGGTGTTCAGCTTCGGGTATTCCGTCCCGTTCCAGCGGCTGCCCCACTCACCCGGCAGGGTTTCTGTGCCGCCGCAATTGCAGTTGTGCGCCAGAAAGAAATCCGGATGGCCTTCAAGCCACGCCTTCGGATTGCTGACCTTTGTTGTCGGGCTGTCCGTGTCATCCCCGGAGCAGTTATGGAACGACAGCTTATATCTCCGGCGCGGGATCTTCAGGAGAATCCACGACGTGTCGCCCACGTGGTCGTAATGGTGGGCTGTGACCTCGACGCCGCTTGCTTCTGCATACCCGGAATCGTTCTCCAGATCGGAAGTTTTCAGCACCACGACGCCGGTTTTCCCGTTCACGCTTTTCACGTCGCCCGTGACGTTCACGATCACGGCGGCTTCGCCCATTTCAAATTCAAGCGCTTCGCCTAAAATCTCAGGCATTTAAAGCACCTCCTCGGAAGTGGCGTCCACCACTTTGATCTTTGCTTTCTCCCGCACGCCGAGTACGCTGCCGCCGAGAAACTGCACGCGCACGTCAAGCGTCGTGCGCCCTTCCTCCAGCGCAAACGTCTGCTCCTGCGTCACCGGCAGCAGGAATTTTTCAAGCGTTTCGTTCCACGCCTCCGCCGCCGGAATCCTGACAGGCGCAACGCCCTCGTCACCGAGCGTGAACTCGATTTCCTCCAGCAGCGGAATCAGATCTTCCGTGATCTTCTCGCCATTGAAATACAGCGTGATCGGGATGCTGTAGGCGTCTCCCTGCTTGATGGTCGGGATCGTTTTCGCGTCAGCCATTACGATCCCTCCCCGTTGCAGAGATACCAGCCGTAGACCGGAATAATCATGCTGACTCCGGCGCTTACGTTCTTGACAGTGACATTCAATTCAACCTCGCCGTTAAGGGAAATGATCGACGCCTGCCGGAAATCGCCGTTGTCGGTAAACAGGAGGTATCTCCAGTTGTAGTCAAGATAATCGGGAGCGTAATAGCTGAAAACAAGAGACGCGCTGTTATTGGCGGAAGACGGCACGACTTCAACCGTTCCCTCGACGAATACCAGGCCGAGAGAGCGGAAATAGTGCAGCTTCAGGTTGTTCGTGATGCTCGTAAATTCGGAGCGCCGCAGCTGCATCACGGTTGAGCCGTTAATGTCATCCCGCAGCGTTCCGGCCGCAACCTTCGCCCCGGTCACGGCGTTCGCCGCAAGCATAGCGGTCTGAATTCCGCCCTCCGCGACGCCGCCCTGCGTGATGCTCTGCATCTGCGTCACAAGATCGGAGCGCAGATTTTCCATTGCCGCCTTGACGTTCGCGCCGTCGATGTCGTCGCTGTCAAAGCCAACGCTTTCCGCAGCATTGACGGCGTTCAACGCTGCGACGAGTGTGTTGTGCGCCGCTTTCAGAAGCGTTGCGGCCTCGTCAAACTTTGCTTTCAGGCCGGCGGCGTCCAGACCGTCGTCCTCGTTCGGCTCGTCGCCCAGCTTGGAAATGATCTGCACATCGTCGTTCATCAACTGAAAACTCATATTGTCACCTCACATATCCCGTGTACCGGACGCGGAAATCTGCCGCTGTCAGCGCGCAGGAGCTTTCTGCGGAGTCGTTCGCCAGAATCAGCCGGTAATAGGTATATTTCTTTGCCTTGATCTTCAGCCGCGTCACATACGGGCGGCTGCTCGTTTTGAAGCTGAATTTGTTGAAGTTCATGCGCTCAAAGCTCGCGCGGTTGCGCGCCACGACCTTTTTGGTGTACTCCGCCTTGCGGTCGGTCTCGATGGTCACGTTGACCTCTCCGTTCACCATCGGCTCCATGGCGATCCACAGCATGGACGAGTATTTGCGCTTATAGTCCACGTCAAAGGACATATAACCGCTCGCCCATCGTGCGTCGATCTTCACGCCGTCGTCGCTTCTCGCGCTGTCCGTGATCTCGACCCATCTGCTGCCGATTGCGCCGTACAGCCTGCCGCCGTGCGTCAGCATGTGCCGGACGCGGAAATTGTCGTAGATATACCAGACGTCCAGCCCGTAGTTGTAAACCGCCGCGCGGTCGCCCGCGAGACAGTACCATTCTTTTCGTTCGTTGTCGTCGAAGCAAACGGCGTGTTCCAGATCCATCCCGCCGAACTCGCGCCACAGCCGGTCGCTGATGCGTTTTGCCTGCCGCTCGTCAATCGTCAGGTTGGAGCTGTACCCACCCGTGTTGCGCCATTGATACGCGGCGCCCTCGAACAGCGTGACCGGGTTGTTGTCCACCAAACACACCTGCCCGGGCGCGGCGTTGCCGACGGCCTTGTTGACGGGGTTTTGGTAGAACGCCGGGATCAACCTTCCGGAATCGTCGGACAGCTGCCCGTAATAGATGCTGTATGTGCTGTTCGTCTTGAACACCAGCAGGCGCGAGAAGTGCCGGATCATCTGCGTGATCGGCGTGTTCGCGTCCCCGATGCTGATGGTGTTCAGCGCCGGAAAATAGCTCGGGTCGGATTCGCCCTTGTCATTGATGCCGGAGTAGATCGCCGTGTTCGTGCCGTCGCCGTAGAGAAACACGCGGTTGTCGTTGCCGCCGTTGTACAGCTCCGCAAAGCGCATTTTGCGCACGTCATATCCGCCCTGCGTCGCGGTGATCTTATACTCGATTTCCAGCGTGTCCGTTCCCGCAGCGGGCGCGGTATCAAATGATACCGTCTTGCCGTCCATGGAGAGCGTATAGCCGGAAAGCTGTTCCTGCCCGGTCACGCGGTCGCGCACGATCACGCTCTGTGCCGCTTCCGGCAGCTTGTAGTCTCTCGACGTGCCGTCCGGCGAATACCATACCTTGCGGCTGTCGCTCAGAAGATTGATCCCTTCCAGCTCCGTCCCGCCTCCGGCCGGCGGCGTCTCGGAGAGAACGACCGGGATGTATGCGTCATCGGAAACGTCTTTCAGCGTCTCGCCGTCCCAAACCTTGTACTGCGTGCCGTTGAGCAGATACAGCTTTTCGCCGAAGCCGAAGAAGAACGTCTCAGCGTTTCCCGTGAAACCGATCTCCGTTTTCTCCCCGTCGGTGATGTCGTAAAGCCGACCTTCCGCCGCGACCACAGTGTGCTCCTGGCCGGCGACGTAGCCGTGCCACGCGCCGTAGATGTTGGTGTTGAATTTCAGCGCCGTCCGCGTGCCGGGGCGCTTTTTCAGCACGCCGTCGGACGTGATGCGGAAGTTGACCATTTCGGACGCCTCGCCCATTTTGAGCCGGGTTTTGCCGTCCGTCGCCTGGTTCAGACCGAGCCAGCGTTTGATCGAGTAAACGCGCTCCGCCGTCGATTGCATAATGTACGCCATATCCGATCACCACCGCGAGAAATAGCCGTACTCAATGCCGCCGTAGACGTTTTCGATCTCGCCCACGTCCGCCTGCATCCGGCTCCGCTTCACGGCGAGCAGTGCTTCATACCGCTGCTGGTAATAGTTTGCCGCCGTCGGGTTCTCGTCCGTCAGCAGATTCGCCGCCAGACCGTAAGGCATCACGCCGAGCGCAAGCGTGTTGTCGATCCCTTTCAGCGAGTCGTCGAACTCTTCAACCGCGCGCCATGCGCTGTCCAGCTTGGTGTTGTCCTTCTCGTCCGAAAAGGGGTAGCACTCGGAGATCAGAATGTTCATGATCCCGATGGTGCGGTTTCTGTATTCCTCGGTGTCCGTGGTCTGCGTCGCGCCGGTGTCGCTGACTTCATCAATCAGCTGCATCGTCACGTCAAACACGTCCGAAACCGTTGCTTTGCTCATTCATTCACGCCCTTTTCAAAACAGGGCGGAGTTTCCCCCGCCCTGTCATATGGTATTGGTTACGAAACCTCGGAAACGAAGATCGCCTTTTCACGACCGTCGAGAACGAAGCTGTCGTAGATGATGCGGCCCTCCACGACGTCGCCGTTGACGCCCATCGGCTCCTTCTGCACGCGGTAGGTCGCCAGCTGAATCGGGTCGACCGTCGCGCTCTTGTGCTTGATGATGAAATTGGTGTCAGCCGGGAACAGGCTGGCCGGAACGGTCACGACCTGCATACCGTCGATGGTGCCGCGATAACCCTGACGGATATTTTCGGCGTTGAGACGATCCGCGCCCATCACCACGTCGGCGAGGCGGAACTTCACGAAGGTCAGCTCCGGAATATACAGGATGCGGCCAACGGCGGGAACCATGTTGTTGCTCATGGTCGCGCCCGCCTCGAAAATCTTTTCCACGATGTTCGCCTTGGTCAGCGCACCGTCGGTGGAGGAGAGCACAGAACGTCCGGTGGACAGACCCTTGCCGGAAGCCCACGCGGCGAGACGGTAGGTGTCGATCTCCGGGGTCACAACCTCGTCGATCTCGCGCTTCAGGCAGGCGTTGGCCTGCTTGATGTTGAACTGCTGGACAGCGTTGCCCTTGTCGATGGAGAAGGTGAACGCGCGGTCCTTGGCGATCACAAGGCTCTGCTTGGTGTCGCCCAGCTCGTTCAGCTGGCCGAAGCGGGCGGTTCCGCTGCGGGTGTAGTCCACCAGCGGCACGGTGTCGATCTGGTAGATGGTGATCGTGTCGACGCCATTGAAATTGTAGTCGTGGCCTGCGCCGCCGTCGGTCTTGGAACCGATCTTGAAGCGCTCGACGACCTTCTTCTCATATTTCTGTGCAAGATTGATAGCCATGTAAAATCATTCCTCTCTTTGAAATGCGGGGAGGAATCTGCCGCATACGGTCAAGTCCCGTCGTACC